TGGCCGCCAAGGGTGCCGGGTCGTTGACACCAGGCACGTAGGTGTTGCTTGGGAGGCTTACCGTGACGGTGATGTAGTTCGACCCGGAAATCGGGCTGTTCACCATCGTGCCGATGTACCGGGAGTCCGCCGGGTTGACCGATGCGGAGATGTACTGCTCGGCGAGGAACGCGGTCGAGCTGCCGCCGTTGTACACGTTCAGGTTGAACCGGCCGGTGACGCCGGTCGCGACGACCTCGACGTAGACGGTGTTACCCCAGGCGCCGGGGGAGGCAGCGGTTACCGTCATCACCGTGTCTGGGCCACTGTTGGTGTCGAGCAGGCCCAGGTGGGCGGACGCGGCGTCGGTGTTGGGGACGCGGACCACGAAGCAGGCCGGGCCGTCGTGGGCGAAGTACTGGTACACGGAGTGGTGGAGGAGGCTGCCGCCAGATACGGCGAAGGTGCCGAATAAGTCGGTGAACTGCTTCCAGGACTGGACCAGAACGGGACTCGTCGGGCCGATGTTGTAGGCCGCCGCGAACGCAGCCACGCCCTCACCCGGGATGCCGATGTTGCTCGCCGCCAGCGGTGTCAGGTTCTGGTTGACGAAGACGCCCGGCCTCGCAATAGCGGTCATCTACAGGTACTCCTTCACTGCGTATTCCAGCCGGAGGCCATTCCCACGCTCAGTAAGCCGAAGCTGGTCTCAAGTTCAGCCACCGTTAAATCTGCCAAATCCGAGTAGACGTCCAGGTTGACATTCAGTTGCTTGGCAAGAGCCAGGCTCCCGCCGAACTGAGCTGGTGCGTCTACAGGCCCAAGTAATTCCGAGCAGACTCTTACATTGTAGGTGGTTGTGAGCAGATGCTTGTCGTCCTGGTCTTTCCCGTAGGTAAGCTGCGGGCCGCCATTGACGAAAAGGGACCGGATCGTCCCGTCCTGCGGGATCTTCAGGTAGCCCCACTGGTCGTAAAGGCGGCCAGGCTGCGCGAGCGCGGACACGATCGGGACCATGTGCTCGTGCATGAACCTGGTCTGGACTTCGATCTGGTAGTCGAAGTTGTAAGGGATCGGGAAGAAAGCCCGGTAAGGGCTGTCGTTCGGGTCGAAGCTGTCACCCGCCGGGTTCTGGCCGCCACTGTCAGCCCACCAGGCGGGGTATCCCTCGGGGGCGTAGGGGATATGGACGTACCCAGAATGCTGCCGGGCCGGGTCGCGGAACCACCCTGCGTGCTCGATGATGATGACCGGCGGGGTGTAGTCCACCACCTCGGTTTCAGGCAGCCGGTAAACAACCGGCACCTTACGCCCGCCAGGCGGGGCGTTGGCGTCGGTGACCAGAAGCCCCTGCAGCATGCCTTTCAGCGCCAGGTCTTCGTTGGTTATCCAGGGAATTGGGGGCTCCTAGAACGCTATGGGGATGGCCACGTAGCACTCCAGCCGGGAGGCGGCAGCGTTCAGCCCGTAAACCTGAATGGACCCGTCGGTCTCCAGCTCGATCGCACACCCCTCGTAGTTCCCTGCGGAAATCTTGAGCACGTCGGTGTAGGCGGCCACCCTGCGCAGACCAACGGGCCGGTAGTTAGCCGGGAGGCTCCCAGAGGGGAAGATCACGGTGCCGTCAGACACCGCACCAGGCGTGAGGATCTTGAACGAAAGGACCAGCTCCCCGTTGGCGTTCAGCATGTACTGGGCGTGGCCGCCCGCGCCGATGGCCCAGCTATTCGACATGGTCGTGAGGTTGTGCGGCACCTCGGGGGTGAAGCTGCCCGAGAAGCCGGTGGCGTAGCCGACCTGCCCCGCGACGTACACATTCGGCGGCGACCCGCCGCTGGAGGAGGGCCCGACGAACACGTTCCCGGTGGTGGTCAGGTCCAGGATCTCCCCAGAGCTGGTGTTGAGCTGGTTCCCGAACGACCCGCTGGAGGTGGCATGGACGAAGTCCACCTGCGGCTCAGACGAGAACGTGCCGCCTGGGGTGAAGCAGCCGGTCACCGCGACGTTGGAGTGGGTGAACGACGCCTGGAAGAGGTCACTGCCGACAAGCTTCCCGACCGGCGGGTGGGCACCCGTGGCGACGAGCGCGCAGGCCTCCACCATGATCTGGGAGCAGACCGAGTTGTTGTACACACCAGAGGCCATCCCCGTGGGCGTGGTGGACGAGGAGGTGGAGTTCAGCCGGACGGCGGGCACAACCGAGGTCCCGGTCAGCGTGGTGCCGGTGAAGACGTCGTCTCGCAAGGTGACGTACTTGCACCCGTTCAGCTCAACCAGCGGGTTCGCGGCTACCCCGTTGAAGAACGCTTGGATGATCGTCGCGAAGCTGGCCTGGACGAGCAGAATCGGGGTGCAGGAAGACACCAGGCCGGAGCCGACCGCGTCCCACTTCCCCCCGGAAATCAGGAGGTTCCCGGCCGCTGGCGTGGCTGGCGGCCCGGCCGTGAAGCTGACGTTCGAGAGCATCACCGCCGGGGCTGAGCCGCCCGAGGGGATGATCCGCTTGATGGTCGCGCCTGGGCTCAGGTGCAGCCACGTACCGGCCCCTATGACGAGCTGGGTGCCGCAGGCGTAGACACCGTCAGCGACCCACACCTCACCGCCACCGGCCGCTGTGCACGCGTCCAGGGCCGCCTGGAGGAAGGAGGAGTCATCGGTGGACCCGTTCCCGGTCGCCCCGAAGTTCGCCTTGGCGTCGAAGTAGTTGGTCAGTGATGACCCGGCGGGCATCAGGGTTGGCGAGATCTTCCCGAACCCGTCGAGCTTGACGTACCCGTTGGCGAGGTTGATGCCGGAGGTGATCGGGCCGACCAGCCCGGCGGCGTACGCGCGGTCACCGTGCGGGTCAGATGCTGAGGTGTGGGTGTTGACCGACGTTAAGGCCTGATTGGCCACGGCTAAGACGGCAGTGGTGATGTACTGGTTCAGCGGCACGCCCCAGTTCTGCTGGCCTGTCGTAGGTAAAGACATCGCTCAGGCGCTCCACTGGGAGAAAGTCGCGTCATCGACAAGCTCGTCGGGCTTGCATTGCATCGCGGTTACTCCCACGATTATATCCCGCTCCTGGATCTGGCCTCGGATAGCGATATTCGTCACCCGGAAAACCTTCGTGTCGTACACCGCCCGGTCCTTCAGGTAATTCTGGGTGTCGATGTCGGCGTAGCTCATGCCCATCTGGAGGAACAGGTCGAAAGCGATGGTGGCGTCTAAGTCGTCGCTGGTGTAGAAACCAGCGGTGCCGTTCTCGTTAGCGCCCCGGAGGTGACTGACGTGAAGGCACGGCATCCGCACCGGGGGCTTATACATGCGCCCCTGGCCGACCGCCTCACCGTAAATTGGGTCGATCTGAGTGGCGACAGGGTCGTACCGATAGTAGCTCAGCCAGTCACCATTGACATCGCGGAATCCGCGCAGGCCCTTGAAGATCCTGTCGGTCTCTTGGTCGGCCGAAAATCGTCCCTGCTTCCAGTCCATCCGGCCCATCAGATACGCCTCCCCTTTTCATCCACCTCGTGCAGCACGCGCAGTTGGCCGGTGGTGCGGTAGGCACCTCCGCCGTAGTTGCGGTAGTGGGGGTCAGGGCTGTTGCGTGTGATCGGGGTGCCGCGTCTGGTCTGGGGCTGCACCGCGTAAACGTGGCCCTCGCGGCCGTACAGGTTGTGCGCCTCTCCCAGGAACGACTCGTCGCCGTAATGGACGTGCTTCTCACCCCACCCCATCGCTTGCATTCGGGCACCGTTTTCGGGGCCCCATTTGGCCATGGTCGCGCCTTCAGGGGACAGGACGTCGCCCGGCTGGAAGGTGTGCGTGCTCCCGTGGAAGAACTGGGCGGGGTTGAGGTGGTCGGAGGCGGTCACTTATCCCACCCCGGCACGTCTTGTATCTTGCTCTTCGGGCCCCATGGCTCAGCCGGGATGTGAGTCATGCCGAGATCTCGCGCGGCGAAGTACCGGTGGTGCCCATTGCCCAGGCCGCCCGAACCATAGACGAGGGGGTTCTTAATGCCGTGCTCCGCGACATGGTCCCGAAGAGCCGCCTGGTACTCCTGGGCGCTGTTGTATCCCTTGTTGCGGGCGTACTCCTGCTCCATCTCGTCATACCGTTCAGGGCCCTGGTAGGCCTGCTCGACGGTCATGTTGCCGTACTGGGACGGCATAGCGCCGATCTCTTCGATCGGCCGGAATTGGGCGGCTGATAAGTGGTCGGAGGCGGCCATCACGGCCCCTGCGAGTTCCAGATCGGCGAGGGGATCCCGCTGTCATCGTCGAACCGGCCGTCGATCGGGGGCAGCTCGCGCTGCGGCCAGCGGTGGTCGTCGTACTCGCGTGGCTTGAAGACCGGGACCAGGCGGCCGGTGGTCTGGGAAGTCCGGCGGAGCTGGAGGGTCTCGATCCGGAACACGCCGACGTTGAGCTGGGCGCAGAACTCCTGGTACCGCTCAGTCATGGCACCGATCTGGTTCATCACCTGCTGGTAGCGGGCGGCCCGGTCGATGACGGTGCCTTCGGCGGTCTGGATGCTGGCATCGCTGGCCGCGTCGTTCGCCAGGGTCCACAGCACATTGATGGTGGCCAGCATCGCCACCAGGGGCTCCTCGACCGGCGGCAAATTCGCCAAGGTGACGGGAGTGTCCCGGTAGTCGATCCACCCGTGCTGGTCCTGGTACCGCTCGGTGATCGTCCGCCCAAGCAGGTGCTCGTTCGCCGCGTCCGTGACGTAGGTGAGCAGGTCATCATCGGAGAACATCGCCCAGCAGCTCCCGGTGATGAGGATCACCGCCTGGTTGGCCGGGGCGGTGACAAGCTGAAGCTGCCCGAGCTGGTAGTTCATCGTGTAGTCAGCAGGCGTCGTGAGCGTGGTCAGGCCCACGCCGTTTGTGACATCGACGGTCTCCGACCCCGGGATGATCTGCTGCTTCGGCAAATCGAACCAGGAAGTCTCGCCGTCGCACAGTGCTGAGGTGCGGAACGGCTGGACCGGGTCGCCTATCTCGTTGCGGATCCGGCCTATCAGGGCGTTAATCGTAGTCATCGGGTTAAC